CCGCATATGCCCGCCTTATTTCGGGTTCCATGCTTTGATAACGTCTAGGGTCAGTCTTCATTAGTTCAATAATATCTGCCCTTCGGTAAATCTTTTTGCTTGGTGCTTCAGAGCTACCCTGTGCGCCACCAGTAGAAACCTTTTTCAAAGTATCTTTCCTGGCATCCTTCTCAGAAACATTTGCAGATGCAGACACTGACTGTAATGCTTTCCACTGTGAAAACAATTCATCAGCAGCAGCAGAATCATAGTTCTTGTCTGCTCTTTGCAATAACTCTTGTCGGATCGAACTACCCTTAACCCAATTTACAAAATTGTTGTCTTGGATAATTTGAGGCACATCTGGATGTTTATCCAAAAGCACTTGTTTAGCCTGAGTCTGCTTCATTTGAATTGATGCTTGCTGCGCTTCCTTAATAGCAGGATGGTTAGCAATCTTCGATTCAACAGCTTTGTCAGGATCAGCAAAAAAGTCTACCTCTTCGGCAGGCTCTTCGGCTTTATTATTGCTTTGGTTAAGAATGTATTCGTCTAACACCCTTCGCAGTTCAGTAACCTCTTGCTTCGCGTTGCGTAGCTCTCCTAGTTCGTTACCCTGATTACCTAGCTTATGCTCAAGCTCTTGGTGCATCTTGATAAGATCTGCGGGAGACTTGTCACGATACTGCTCTGGTACTTCTGCTACCTCTTCTTGAACCGCCGGTTCCTTCGAGACAGAAGCGTCAGCTTCTACATCTACCTCAACTGGGTCAATAATTTTTGCCATCATTAAACTCCTAAGACCTTGTGTTAGCTACCCTTTAGGCTCTTTAACCTTTAGGACCGTTACTCGGCTACCTTACGTTCTAATGCTATCTTTTCTTCTCTACGTTTTACCCACTGATCGGCTGCCGTAGGGAAATCCCCAGAACAACCATCAAGAATAAATCGAGGTGAAGAAACGATTCTCTTTGCTACCGCTCCACATTGAGGACAATCTAACTCCTGAGTTTCACGTGGAACAAATGACTCGAATACATGATCTTGTTCACAACAAAAATCAACGATTATCATCTGCCCACCACTCTAAATTGCTACCCTCAAGGTTTCGATTAAGCTCTGTTGTCTCCTCTAAATTCAACAACATCGCAATAATTTCTAATTTTCCCCTTCTTTCATACAAACTTTCAAGTGAATTTGTTGTTTGTACGTCATTGTATACATGAGCCATATTTTCTAAATCTTCCTTGAGTTGCTTCCACCCATCGGTGACAAACATCTCCTGAAAGACTGCATAATCTTCGTCATTCATTATTGGCTAAGTGCTTTTGCTGTATCTAAGTTCAATCTACGCTCTTCCAACAACTTCTCAGTTACCTTCATACGGCGTTCAAATTCTTTATCGTCCTCAGTGCCAGCCTTTAAGTTAGTAGCAACGGCTTTAATGCGATCATTTTCAAGCTCAACAGGTATTGCTTTAGTCTCTTGAGTAATCTTCTGCGCTCTAGCCTGCGACTCAGCCGCCTGCCCATTAAGAGCATTAGTTTGAGACTGCTGAAATTCCAACTGCGCTTGCTGCACAACCTGTGCTGCTTCTTGAGCCTGTGGATTAGGCTGTGATGCTTGCTGTATAACCTGAATAAGCTGCTCACGGTTAGAAATATTCATATTGTCGATTATCGACTGAATAAGAACCGGATACAGCGGTGAGTCAGCAGACATAGTTTGAAGCAACTGCACTAACTGAGTCACTTCATACTCACGGGCAATAATGCCCAGTGAAGACACTACATCAAACTTATAATCATTAACCGGATATATATCTGGCTCAAACTGCATGTACCGATGAGCAACTTTTGTTACGAATGGTATCAGAAATGACTCTTGGAAGTTAATAAGAGTCCGTTTATGCCGCTTAATAATCGCTCCCAGACTCATTGAGATGCCCGCTGCGGTCGCTTCTCCGTTTATGGAGCCTGGTATGCCTGCGGAATCAATCGCGCCTGTAGCGGTCTGTACCATCTTCTGAAGGGCATCCGCTTGGGCAAAGGTAATTTGATTGACCTGACCAAAGTTAAAAGGCTGTAAAACCTCTCTAGGATCACCATTTGTCAGCAATACCTTGCCTGGCCTTACCTCTGGGCGAGATCCTCTGGGTAATCTGGTGGCATCCATAGCCATCATGGGGTGTACAGTCAGTGCTAGGGCATCAATACGCGCTCTTAGCTCCGCATCTAGGGCTTTTTGGGAGTTATAACCCTTTTCACAGATGCCTCGACCCCAAAAACGGCTAGGAACAATGTCCCATGGGAACGAAATAATAGGTCTGTCACCCATCATGTAGTTATTTCGCTCTGCTTTGAGCAAAACACCACCATTTGCGATGACAATTATTGATTCGACGTAGTAACCATCGTCTTCTTCAGCCTCAAAGCCCTCTTCTAGCTCCATAAGGTACTTAGGAACAAGGCCGTAATACTTAGTAAGACGTATTTTATCGTCTGGCTGGTCAGTTAACTCAGGATCTGCGTCTAAATCGCCGTCTTCATAGGCGTACGTTAGGTCTACGTCCTTGTAGACCCCGCTCTCTTGGAGTAACTCGACCTGATGGTAGGGGACATACTCATCAACAGCCACACCAATGGCTTCTTCAACAGAAGTAGCTACTGGATCTATTAAAAAGTTACGAGGTTGGATAGGTTTTAAGCGGCATATAGTGCGTTCTGCAACATTTACGCCAACAGCAATCATCTGTCCTTCTAAAACAGGCTGAGTTGCCGGTCTTACATCCTTACCCTCTTCAATAATGATTTCACCAATACCAGTGCCATAAACAGCAGAGTTTATAAGGCATTCTGCGACTGCTTTTCTTGTTTTGGTAAAATTAAAGTCTTTATGTAGCTGTTCACGCAACAAAACCACATCCTGCGGCTCTCCATCACGCAAATCATCTTTTATGTCAAAAAAACGGCCCCTTCCGAAAGTAGCTTCTTCGATTTCGGCAACTGCCGACTCTACAGCCTGCTGTAAAGCGGGGCTAATAATCTGAGATCGCTCAGAGTCTCTCGTCTTATCTTCAGACGAGTAATGCCCACGCCATAAGCGATTGTATTCATCAAATTTCTTTTCGTAGTTATTTTCAAAGTGGTCACGCCAATTATCACACTTCTCCATAACCCAGCCAGATACTGACTGTTGGATAGTAAACTGTTCTTTTTCGAGCATCTTAATACCCTGCTACGCTATCAAAGACTTCATATGTGTCTTCTTCAAAGTGCGTAGAATACGCTACCTTGGCAAGTTGGTCTATATATGCTAGGGCATCCACCATATCGTCATGCGTTAGCACATCTGGGAACTGAAATAGCTCATCCATAAACTGATAGTTCCAATCGCCCTTATTTAACGATATTAGGCCGTTTTCAAACCTTCCTTGTAACGCCCACATCACACGATCTACCTTCTTCCGATTGCCGTGTGTTAGCTCTTCTACCCTGAAAAACCGTGAGTATTTAGCCATTAAATCCGATAACGGAGACATTACTGCCTGCCTAGCTATACCTTTTTCTATTCCTACAGCTACGGGCCTATAGTCCTGTACAGCCCTAAATATCTTTACTGCGGTCTGATCTAGGGTCCACCTGCCTACAATAATATCGGCAACCCACCAGCCTTGTTGATTAACCTTAGTCACCGCGATAGCCGTGTTATCAAGGTTTTTAGTCTTGTTTTTCTTGCCCATCTCCTCAAAACCAGCGAGGTCAACGGCTATGTAGTAGTCGCCATCAGGCTCATTCTCATCAAAATGCACCCAATCTTCTTTGAACATTTCAGAGCCACGAGCCTCAAAAGACGCCATAAACTCCTGCCTAAAGGCATATGAGGACATGGACTTTTTAGCGCGATCTATCTCTGTCTTGTCTATAAGGTTGTTGTCGTAACTGGTGTAGTGCCACGCAGAGAAGTCTGGGTCATCACCTATTTCAGCGTTCCGGTACAGGTCGTAGAAGTGATTACGGCCCATAGGCGTACCAATAAACAAGGCAGGGGCTGAGTAGTCAGCTAGAGCAGGGCGTAAAATAAGCTCCCAGACATCAGGCTTCATGTCCGCATATTCGTCCATTACAAGGTATGCAAGGCTTACACCCCGCATAGTTTCTGGCCTGTCGGCTCCCTTAAGACTAATAATCACATCGTTAATCAACGTGATCTGCATATTATTGACGTGGGAGTTTTTAATGACATCTTTGCCGACATCGAGGAGAAGGTTCCACATGATGTCTCTAGCCTGACCCTGTGTAGGGGCTACATAGAACACATGGCCTTTCTCAGCCTGCAATCCATTGACCACAAGCAAATAGGCCGCAAGACGGGATTTACCTGTCCTACGGCCTGCTGCGACTACCTTGAAGCGGGTAGGGTCATTCCAGACCTCCTGCTGCCAATCTAGTAGTTGTATATCTAGGTTCATTTACGCCTTGCTTTTACCTTCTTCCACAAATCAGCGTCAGCCTTTCTAGCACCACCAGATCCTGACG